CACTCGCCCCCTTGCTGGCGCGCCGGGGCGCTGGTCCTGGCTTGGTCTCTTCTCACAGTACGTTCCTCCTCGCTCGTGGCACTGCTGCTCGGTTTGCCGGTGTCGGCGCGCGTGCCCTGGTGTCTTTTCAAACCGGATCGGGTTGTTTCGACCAGCTGCACACACGCCTTTAACCCAAACGGGGTGTCAGTTCATATAAATACCCTGTTTTGTGTCTGTTGCTTCGATTATGCACATCATGTGAGTTTTTGCAATCAAGAAAAACATGAAAACGAACTTTTCGAAGTTCTTTAACCTGAAATGGGTTGCAAAAGTACTTCCGGATGTCTAGCATCGGCGCGTTCACACAAACCAGAGTTACCGTGACGCCGCAAATCAACACTCCACCCGACGACACCGAGGTGAAGGCTCGTGTCGGTGAACTGGCCTTGGCGCAAGGCGCGCGCGTGCGCGACCTGCGCAAGCAGAAGGGGCTGACCATCGACGACCTCGCGCAGCGCAGCGGGCTCCACTTCAATACCGTGGGCCGCATCGAGCGGGGCGTCAGCGATGCCAGCCTCGAGCAGCTGTATGTGATGGCCATCGCGCTCGGGGTCGATCCCGCCGAGCTCAACCCGTTTCAGTCGGTCCATCCGCCGAGCCAGCTGTCGACCGGGCTGGACGACGAGGCCTTCGTGCTGGTCGACCTGCTCGACGTTCGTGTGAGCGCCGGCAACGGCGCCGTCAACGGGTCGCAGGACCACATGGGTCGTTTCGCGTTCAGCCGTTCGTGGATGGCGCGCAAGGGCGTAAAGCCGGCGCATGCGCGCATCGTCCATGCGCGCGGCGACTCGATGGCCGACAAGATCAACAACGGCGACATCCTGCTGGTCGACACCGCGAGCAAGTCGCTCGACCAGGACGGCGTGTACGTCATCCAGCTCGACGGCCACGACTACGTGAAGGTGCTGCAGCGTGACTTCTCCACCGGAGGCCTGCAGATCATCAGCTACAACCCCGCGTACAAGCCGCAGGTCCTGAGCGCCGAGCAGGCTGCGGAGCTGCACATCAGCGGCCGCGTTGTCTGGCACGGCGGCGAGATCTGAAGCATCGCGACAGGCGTCGCAGTGTAGGAAGCAGCGCTTCCTGAAGCCGAGGCCGGCCGATGTCGGCCTCAGTCATTTGACCCTTGCGCCCGACGATTCGGGCCATGGGCAAAGACACTTCCCGAACACCTTTCTTCTTCATCAGACATCGCCGCGGGCGTGAACGGGGCCAGGCCCCGCGGCAGCTGCTTGCCGTGCTCGCGCTCAGCGCTGCCGGGCTCGTCGGCATCGTCGCGCGCGAGGGCTACAGCGACAAGGCATACCCCGACCCCGTTCATGGCACGGCTGTGCCGACCATCGGCTTCGGCACGACCGAGGGCGTGCGCATGGGCGACACCACCACTCCCGTGCCCGCGTTGCAGCGCGCATTGCGCGATGTGCAGACCTACGAACACGCGCTGAAGCAATGCGTGAAGGTGCCGCTGCACCAGCACGAGTACGACGCGTACGTGAGCCTGGCCTACAACATCGGCGCATCCAACTTCTGCACCGGTGGCCGCAAGGGCGGCACCTCGGTGCTGGTGCAGCGCCTTGATGCGGGCGACTACGCGGGCGCGTGCGACGCGATCCTCGGCTGGAAGTACGCGGGCGGAATCGACTGCTCAGCACCCGGCAACAAGACCTGCGCGGGTCTCTGGAAAGACCGCCTCAAGCTGCACGCGCAGTGCCTGGGGAATGCGCAATGAACCTCACTGCCAGGGCCTGGGCGGGCCTGATCGCCGGCGTGCTGATGGCGCTGCTTCTTGCCGCGGCCGGCTTCGCGATCCACGGTGCCGGCCGCATGCAGGAACGCGCGGCCTGGCAGCAGAAGGAAGCGCAGCGCGCAACGCAGCTCGCGCAAGACCTGCAGGCCGAGTACGAGCGCGGACGCGCTGCCTCGGCGCAGTACCAGCTCGGCGCGAGCGCGCTGCAGTCCAGTTACCTCTCCCTCGAAGGCCCGACCCGTGATCTACGTCAGCGCGTTTCTCTCGTCATTCCTCCTGCTGTTCCTGATCGCCGCGCTGAGCGGCCTGCCGGTTCTGCGCAGGCTGCCGCATCCGGACCGGCTCCGGATGCTGCGCCGCCTGGCGACCCACAGCGCGACGCTGCCCGCGGCCCTCATCGCCTCAGCCTTGCTGCTGTCTGGATGTGGAACAGCGCCCTCGCGGGCGCCGACGTACCCGCGGGTGCCTGCGGACTTGCTGACACCTCCGGCGAAGCCTGTGCTGCTGATGCCGGCATCACGGTCGACGACGCCTGGACCAACCACGACATCAACGCCAGGTCATGCGCGGCGGACCGCCTCCGGTATCGCGCGCTGATCGAGTTCCTCACAGAAAGACCCACGCAATGAGCGATCTCCACGCACGCACACAGGAGCTGCTGCTGCTCGGCCAGATCCACGGCCTGGTGCAGGCCCTGAAGGACGGACAGGACCGGCAGACCCGCCGCATGGACGGCTTCGACACGCGCTTCGACGCGCTCGACGGGCGGCTTCGCACCGTCGAGCAGCGAGCGGCCGTGTTCGGTGCCGCATCGGGTGGCGCGATGGCCGTCGGCACGGCGCTGCTCGCGGAGGCCGTGAAGCAGTGGTTCCGCAACGGGCCCGGCATCAACTGATCTTTTGCGATGCATCGGTGCGAGGGGCCGGCGGATGTCGGCCTCAGCCAAAAGGGCCTTCGCCGCGACAGTTCATACACCAACCAACGAAGCGATCGATGCAACTCCCCAACCGCAGTCACTCGACTTCCCACACACGCAACGGAGCCCTGGCATGAGCCGTCTCGACACCCTTCGCAGCGCTATCGTGCAGACGCTGAACAACGTGCCCCAGATCGGCCGCGTTCACGACCGCGAGCGCTCCCTGGCCGATGAATCAGCGCAGCGTGCGCTCTTCATGTTCGACCTGCCGGGCGGTGGCCAGCAGCTGCGTGGCTGGTGGCTGCGCCGCACCGCCACCGAAGAGCGCAGCGTGAATGCCGCGGGCCGCGCGATGAGCGTCGACACCTGGACCGTGCACGGCTATCTCGCCTTCGACGACGTCGCCGCCACGGAGCTGGTGTTCGATGCGCTCGTCGAAGACATCCGCGACGCCGTGCGCGCCGACCCCACCTTCGGCGGCGCATGTGCCTCCGGCCCGCTCACCGACGACAAGCGCACCGACGGCGTGCAAGTCGACGGCACCGGCCTGGTCACCTTCTGCGGCGTGCGCTGCCACGGCGTCGCGCTGCAGCTGCGGACCTGGCGCTACCTCTGACTGCACGCAGGCAGACCTTTCCTTTCGACAACCCAAACCAACCAACTGACGGAGAACGCCGACATGGCAAAACTCATGCGCAAGATGGCCATCCTGGCCAAGGCTGAAACGGTACGCGGCACCGACGCGGCGCCCACCGGCGCGGCCAACGCGATCCTGGTGAGCGAAGTCACGCTCACCCCCATCGAAGGCGACGTCGTCCAGCGCGACAACGTGCGCCCCTACTTCGGCTCGCGCGGCTCGGTGCTGGTCACGCAGTACAGCAAGATCGCCTTCTCGGTGGAGATCGCAGGCGTGGCCGCGGCCGGCGACGTGCCCGCGTACGCTGCGCTGATGCGCGGCTGCGCCATCAGCGTCAACACCGCGCCGGGCGTCAGCACCACCTTCACGCCGGCCACCGACGCGCTGGAGTCGCTCACCATCTACGGCAACGTCGACGGCACCGTCTACAAGATGACCGACGCGCACGGCAACGTGAAGGCCACCATCAACGCCAAGGGCATTCCCAAGTGGCAATTCGAGTTCACCGGCCTGTTCGTGCCCGCCGAGGACGCGCCGCTGCCCGTGGCCGACTACGCCAAGTTCATGGACCCGCTGGGCGTGAACAAGGCCAACACCACCCTCACGCTCGACGGCCTCGGCGTAGCCGCCAACGCCTTCAGCTTCGATGCGGGCAACACCGTGATCAAGCGCGACCTGATGACCGTGGATGCCGTGGACATCACCGCTCGCGTGTCGACCGGTTCCGTCACCTTCGAGAACACCTCGGTCGCCACCAAGGACTGGATCGGCATGGCCCGCGCCAGCCAGCGCGTGAACCTGGCGCTCAAGCACGGCCAGGGCGCGAACAACGTCGTCGAGTTCCTGTCGCCGCACGCGCAGATCGGCAAGCCGACCTTCAGCGACGTCGACGGCGTGCAGATGATCACCGTGCCGCTCGAGTTCGTGCCCACCGGCGCGGGCAACGACGAGTGGTCGATCGTCGTGCGCTGAGCTTCACCGTCATCGCCATCAGCACAGCACACAGGAACACACAGAGATGCCCCAGAAACTCAAGATCGCCGTGAAGCCGACCTTTGTCGCGCCGGTGGTGATGCGCGTGCCGGGCGACGGCCAGGTGGAGGAAGTGCGCTTCAGCGCCGTCTTCAAGCGCCTGACCAAGTCCGACAACGACACACTGCAGTCTCGCCTCGAAGGCCGCACCCTGACCGACAGGGAACTGCTCGACATGGTGCTGGCCGACTGGAAGGGCCTGGACGGCGACGACGGCGCGCCCTTCATCTGCACCGCGGAGAACCGCGCGGCAGCGGTGGAGGAGTGGCCGTCCTTCGAGGCGGCCATCGCCTACAGCTACTTCGAACACGCGTACCCGGCCGCAGTAAAAAACTGAGAGGCGCCGCGCGCCTCGTGCTCGGAGCAGCGCATCGCGTCCACGACGAGCTGGACGACGATCTCCGCAGCCAGTGCGCGTCGCTCGGTCTCGATCCGGTCAGGCTCGTCTCTTCGACGGCCAGCGGCGGCGGCCCGCCACCCTTCGAGCTATGGCCCGAACACCAGGAAGCATTCGAGGTGTTCCATGCCTGCCGAACGCAGTGGCGGGTCGTCGCAGGGGTGGCGGGCGCGTGGTTCCAGGGGCTCGACTTCGGCGCTGTCGACGTCGCCATGAAGCGCCTCGGCATCCCTCGCGCACGCCAGCGCGAAGTGTTCCTGCAACTGCAGGTGATGGAAGACGAAGGCATCGCGGTGCTGAACGTCTAGCGGCGCCGCGAAGGCCTCCGGCCATCGAAGAAGCATGGGGCCGGCGGATGTCGGCCTCATTTTTTTCTTAGCTCAAACGGACCATACAGACATGGCTTCTTCAACACCCGCCGGAACTCCATCGGCATTCGAATTTTCAACTGTCACGAGGGCAATACCCAGCCTGCTCGGAGACATGAAACAAGTCAAAGGCTCGCTGGGCGGGATTGCTGCTGCTGTCACTGGCGCCAGCGGCAGAAGCTCTCCCGCCCAGATGATCATCGAAACGGTCAACTACATCGGCGATCAAATCCACAACGGAGCTCGAGAGAACGCCAGCTACAGCGCCGCGAAAGTGAGGTCAAACAATGCTGTAGGTCTTACGAACGATCAGATCCAGGAAAAAGTGGTGGCGATCTCGAAGGCGAGCGGCATCACGCAGGCGCGAGGCGCAGAAGCGATCGAGGCATTGATTGCAACGGGCAAGGTACTGGATAGCCGCGTGCTGGATCTCGCTGTCGTTGCAACCGCTGAACAGGATCGGCTGTCGAAGATTCCGGCCGCAAACACTGCAGCGAAATTCGCCAAACTGGCGATGGAGCCTTCGAAGGCGTCGATCGAACTGAACAACAGCAACGAATTTTCCAACTACCTGAAGCCCGGTGTTCTCAAGGAGATCCAAAGCCTCGAGGACCAAGGGAAGATGCTCGAAGCCGCCGCGCTGGCTCAGCTTTCGTTCGCGGAGCCGCTGATCCAGCGTACTCGAGGATTGGTCGGGACGATGACTGCTGTCGATCGTTTCAGCCTGGCGATGTCCGATGTAGGTGATGCTTTCGAAGACCGCTTGCGTGGTCTTGGACGACCATCTACCAAGCAGGAGCAGATCGCTGACAGAACCAGGGCCATCGATCACTATCGCGACTCGCAGAACGCTCAAGGCGGACCGATGTACGACGGTTCGAAGCATCTCGTCGCGAGATTGACTGCGGAAAAAAAGGCGTTGCAAGAAGCGCAAGAGCGGGACGTGCAGCAGGCTACTTCAGAAGGACAGATCGCACGCACCACGCAAGCAGCGATCGCCACCAACGAGAAAGCAAGAAGCGACAGCAGCCGCGAAAGGGACAACCAAGGCATCGCCATGGCCGTCACCAAGCAGCTGGAAACGAGCGGCCTGATCAGAACGGCTACATCTCCGGCTGCGAATCAAGGCGGTTCGGTATCCAAAGGGGCACCGAGCGCGGGGATCCGACGTGCGGAAGTCGATGGACTGCGACCCTGCATCGCAGCTGCCTGTTGTGACTGCCAGGCGGGGACGACGGGTTCGGCAAAGCAGGGATCCCGTAGAAGCGGAGCGAGCGAATCGCCGAGTGCGGCGGATGGCGGCACCGCGCAGCCTCAGACCGATGCCGAGCAAAAACGCCAGAAGGAACTCATCGAGACCATGCGCAAGGCCACTTCGAGCGTCGCCGACCAGACGACCGCACTTGAAGCTCAGAACGTTGCGTACGGCAAGACCAAGTCTGCGGTGCAGGAACTCAACATCGCGCAACTGGAACGCCAGTACCAGGACCTGGACAACACCGAGAACGTCATTCCGGGATACCTCGACGCGCTGGGTGCGCGCATCGACGCTGAGAAGAAGCTCCTGACGGTCACGCGCAACGCCGAAGGCATTGAAACCGCCGATAAGGAAAAGAAGAAGAACGACGACAAGGCCAAGAAGCTGTCCGACGACATCGGCGGTGCCTTCCGCGAAGGTTTCGTGAACCTGCTGGAGGGCAAGGACAACGCGCTCGACAAGCTGGGCGAATCGCTCAAGAAGAAGATCACCGCGTCGGTCGCCGACGCGCTCTATGACGCGACGTTGAAGCCGGCCGTCGAGGCGTTCTCGAACTGGCTTCCCGGCGCGTTCAAGGGAATCTTTTCCGGTGGCAGCGGAGGCGGTAGCACTGGCTCGAGTGCTGGCTCCGGCGGAAGCTGGTTCGGCAGCCTGGTGAGCGGCGTAATGAGCATCTTCGGCATCGCCAGCGCCAAGGGCAACGTCTTCGCCTCCCCAGGCCTGCATACCTACGCCAACAGCGTCGTCAGCCAGCCCACGTTCTTCCCCTTCGCCAGCGGCATCGGCCTCATGGGCGAAGCTGGCCCCGAAGCCATCATGCCCCTGCGCCGCGGCGCGGACGGCCGCCTCGGGGTCAGTGCGCCTGGCGGTGGCGGCAATGCCGTGCCGACGATCCAGTTCGCACCCTCCAACGTCTTCCACATCGACGCCCGTTCCGATCGCGGCGCGGTGATGGCCGACATGCAACGCCTGCTCGCGGAGAACAACCGCGGCCAGATGGAACAACTCAAGCGCGTGAAGGTGCTTCCCCAATGAACATCGTGACACTTCCGTCCGATCTGCCCGTGAAGCGACAGGACTTCGGACTCCAGGTCTACGACCTGACTTTCAGCAACAGCGAATCGGGCGCGATGCAGGTGGCGGTGCTCGGACCGGCGCGCCGCACCTGTACGCTGGTCAGCGAGGAGCGCATTCCGCTGATGCGGGACGCCGCTGCCTGGCGCTCGCTCGTGCATTCGATGCGCGGCCAGGTCAACGTGCTGGCCGTGCACGACATGCTGCAGCCTGTGCCGCGCGGCACCGCGCGCGGTGCGTGGACCGCGGTGGCTGCGCCCGCGGGAGCCTCCGAGCTGACCATTCGCATGGGCGCTTCGCAGGCCGACAAGACCCTGCTGCAGGGCGATTGGATCGGCGTCAACCAGGGCTCCAACCAGCGGCAGATGCTGCACGTGCAGGCCGATGCGGTGGCCGACGCCGCGGGCGTGATCACCGTGCGGTTCGAGCCCGTGCTGCGCACCCCTGTGGTGGCCGGCAGCACTGTCGTCTGGGACCGCCCCACCTGCCTGATGCGCAGGGTCGACAGCAAGACCACCTGGGCCTCGGAGTCGCGCACGCAGGGCGGTTTCAGCCTGGACCTGATGGAGTCGTGGGAGCAATGACCATCCTGACCAACTCCGGCTTCCAAGCGGCCGCGCGTTCGCAGACCTATGGCCAGCTGGCGCTCGTCGAACTCAAGCTGCGCAGCGGCACCGCGCGCTTCACGAACTGGCCTCTGAGCCTTCAGCTGATGGGCCAGACGTGGCAGGGCGTGGGCAATCTGGGCTCCATCGGCGAGCTTCACGAGAGCGAGGACGGCGCGGCCGAGAAGCTGACGCTCACGCTGTCGCCCGTGGACATCGGCACGCGCGCGTTCGCACTCGGCGACCCGAGCGAATACCAGGACAGGGGCGTGCGCGTGTGGATCGCACTGCTCGACGCCGGCACCTTGCAGGTCAGCGGCGAGCCTGTGCTGCGCTTCGCCGGCGTCATGGACCAGATGAAGGTCGAGCGCGACGGCACCACCGCAAAGATCGCGATGGAGTGCCGCACGGCCTCCTACGACGTGCGCTCGAACCCCGCTTCCCTGCGGACCAACGATGCCCAGCACCAGGTCAAACATCCTGGCGAGCGGGGCTTCGAGTACCTGAATTCCATGATCGGGTCGCCCACCGTGTGGGTCAACAAGTACCTGCAGATGGCACTGAACTACTGGGCCCGAGCACGAGGCAAATGAACATGACGAAGAACCTGGACGATTTCATCGCGGCACGAAGAGACGTGCCCTTCGAGTACTTCCGGCACGACTGCGCGCACATCGCGGCCGACTGGATCATCGCGCGCACGGGCAAGGACCCGCTGGCGGATCTGCGTGCTGCCGATGCGCCTGTCGGAAGAAAGAACCTGCTGGCGGCGATGCGTGTCGTGCGCGCAGCCGGCGGGTTCCTGTCGGCCGCCACCGCGCGGCTCGGCCCCTCCCTGCCCGGTGCGATGGCGCAGCGCGGCGACGTGGTGCTGGCGCGCAGCGGAGGCAAGGTGGGGCGCGTGTCGGGGTACAGCTTCGGGATCTGCACGGGGTCGCACATCGTGGCGCCGGCGGCTGATCGGCTGATTTTCTTGCCACTTGGTGCGGGGGTTGCGACATGGCGCGTCTGATCCGTCTCACACTCCTCCTCGGTGCCCTTCTTGGGGTGTGCACTGCTGCGATGGCAGAGCCCGTTTCCATTCTTAGTGCGATCGGGTCGGCTGTAGGCGCAGCTGCGGGGGCCGCTGCCGCTGTGGGCGGCATGATCGTTTCGGCCGCTCTGTCCATCGTGTCGAGTGCCTACGGCAACATGCAGGCCAAGAAGCAGGCCAAGGCCGCAGCGGCACGCAAGCTCGCCGAAGACGTTGCGAACATCAAGGAGCGCACCACCACGATCCTCGCGTCCGATGCGCCGCATACCGTCATCTACGGCGAGCCCGCGCCGGTTGGTGGTGCCGTCGTGGCAGTGCTCACAGGCGGCGAGTTCAGCCATCTGAAGCACGTCGTGATGGTGCTGGCCGCGCACCCTTGCGAAGCCGTGACCGACATCCAGATCGAGGGCATCTCGATTGGTGCGCTCGACGCTAACGGCTACTCGTCGAACCCGGAGTTCATCGTCACTGATTCGGAATCGATCGGCGGTGGCATCCCTGGCGTCAACGTGCAGATCCACCTGTCGCCCAATGGCGTCGATACGGCCGATGCGTACATGCGCGCGAACCTCGATCCGTGGCCCGCGAGCAAGGGCCTGTGGACCGATGCGCACAAGCTCAGCGGCTACACGTACATCGTCGTCACGCTCAATCTCTTCGTCGAGCGCTTCCAGGGCGGCCTGCCAACCATCACCGCCAGCGTTAAGGGCAAGAAGGTCTACGACCCGCGCACCGGCGCGACCGTATACAGCCGCAACCCTGCGCTGTGCCTGGCCGACTTTTTGCGCTCGGAAGAGGGCTACCTGGCCTCCAACGACCAGATCGACCAGAACGCGCTGATCGTTGCCGCCAACGCCTGCGACACGGCCATCTACAACCCCGCCACGGTCGCGGCCGACAGGCCCAACTACGGCGGCAGCGTGGCGCGCTACACCTGCGACGGCATGTTCCGCTCCGACCAGGACCGCGACAGCACGCGGCAGCAGCTCGAAGACACGATGGCCGGCTACAGCCTCGAGTCGGGCGGCGTATGGCGCATCCTGGCCGGCGCCTGGACCACGCCCGTTCTCTCGCTGACCGACGAAGACCTGCTGGCGCCCATCACCGTGGTGCAGACCTGCAACCCCGGCACCGCGCGCTACAACGGCGCGAGGGGCACGTACGTCAACCTCACGCGCAACGGCGTGTCGGAAGACTTCAAGCAGTACCAGAACGCGGTCTTTCGCGAGAACGACCAGAAGGACAAATTCCTCGACCTCGTGCTGCCATTCACCACGGCCCATGCGCGCACCCACCAGATCGCACGCGTGCTGGTGGAGCAGAGCCGCGGCGGCTTCGTGCTGCAGGTCCATCCGAAGATGCTGGCCTGGCACCTGCAGCCGGGTGACCGCATCCTGCTGACCAGCGCGTTGTACGGCTTCGCCAACAAGCCTTTCCGGGTGCAGGACTGGACCTATTCGATGAGTTCGCCGCTCTCGTTCCAGGTCATCGAGGACGAAGAGGCTTTCTACGACACCGCCGACGAGGTGCTGCGCGACCCGTCGCCCAACACCAATCTGCCCAACCCCTTCCTGTTGCCACAGCCCCCGCTCGACCTGACGGTGCGCAGCGGCCAGGAGCAGATGGTGCAGCAGGGCGGCACGCTGGTGATCCGCGCGCGCGTGAGCTGGTCCGCATCGGCGGAGGATGCCGTGCGCCGCGGCGGGAACGTGCAGGTTCAATGGCGCACGACCACGCCGGTCGGCGATTGGCAGAGCGTCACCCTGCCCGGCACCGCCACCGAGACCTTCCTGCTCGGCCTGGAAGTGCATGGTGAATACCAGGTGCGCGCACGGTTCATGACGGCCTACGCGTCCAGCTACTGGACGATGGTCACCCACACGCTGCAGGGCGCGAGCGTGAAGCCAGGCGACGTCGAGGGGCTGAGCCTCGCCGTCGAACCGAACGGCGTGGTGGCACGCTGGTCGGCTCCTGCGGGCATTGATCTGCTCGAATGGGGGGCGACGCGGATCTTCGTCGGCGCGACCTTCGAGACGGCGGTGGAGCGGTGGACCGGCAAGGCCCTCACCGCGAACATCGGATGGCTGCCCACGGGCACGGTGAAGGTCTGGGCGCAGCACGGCAACACGCAAGGGGTCTGGGGCATCCCGATCTCGACCACCATCGAGATCGCGCCACCCGCGCAACCGATCGTGCGAGGCGAGGTATGGGGCTCGCAGATCGAGCTGGCCTGGCAGCCGTGCGGCACCACGCAGCCGATTTCGGCGTACATCGTCAAGGTGGGGCCGACGCTGGCCGAGGCGGTCGAGATCGGGCGTACGGGTTCGCTCAACTTCGTGCGCAACGAGCCGGTGGCCGCGACGCGGGTCTACTGGGTGACTGCGTTCGATGCGGCGGGCAATGGGAGCGATGCCGGCTATGTCCAGCTCGCCTCGTTGCCGTCGATCGACGATGCGATCAAGGAACTGCAGGAGGGCCTCGACGAGCAGATCGCGGACCTGCTGAACGTCAATTCGGGCATCAGCGAGCGCCTGGTCGATGAGGCCATCGAACGCGGCACTGCGATCACGCACGTGGAGAAGGTCGTCAGCGACACGGCCGAGCAGTTGGCGCAGCGCATCGACATCGTCTCTGCGCGTGCCGTCGGCTATGTGCGTGCCAACCTGGTGTTCAACGGCGGGTTCGAGTTCGATCTCGACAAGTGGAATCTGCAGGGCAAACCGTGGGAGGTCGTGGAAGACGATTGGGGCACTTCGGCGCGCCTGCATAGCGTTATTCCTGCTGACGGTCGTCTGGAGAGCGGAAGCTTTCCCGTCAAGCCTGGCACGTGGTATGCCGGCTCGGGGGACTCGGTGTTCGAGAGCGATACCGGCAGCAGCGGCTTTGCGCTTGAATTTTTCGACGCGACGGGCACTTCTCTAGGGCTCACGAGCAACATGAAGGACGGCCGACATGGCTTCATGAACGAGCAGCTGCGTCGCAACGACTTCGCGGTGGAAGCTTTCGCTCCAGCCAGCGCAGTCGTGGGCAGGATTGCCTTCCTTTGGCGCGGGTTCGTCGCTGGCGGAGCGATCGGTGTGCGATTCGTGAAAGTGGAGCAAGGACGTTTCCCGGTCACGCCTTTCACCTCTGAAGCTAGTGACCGGGGTGCCGTGGCGGCCATTCGGAATGAGGCGACAGCAAGAGCAGCAGCCGATGCCGCAGAGGCCATCGAACGCTCGTCCTTGGTTGCGCGCCTCGATGGTGCGGTCGCATCGATACAGGAGGAAAAAGACGCGCGCATCGGCCAGAACGGAGAACTCTGGGCTCGTTGGAGTTTGAAGGTCACTGGGGACAAGAAGGTTGCTGGCATCACGATAGGCGTCGAGAACAAGACGAGCAACATGACGGTGCTGGTCGACAAATTCGCCGTGGCGCAGGAAGCCGTTGATGGCAAGGTGAGCTACCCATTTGTGGTGGGCTCGGTGGCCGGTGCATCGACCGTGGGCATCGACGGCACGCTGGTGGTCGACGGCAGTATCCTCGCGCGCTCGATCAGCGTAGACCGGTTGTCGGCAATCACCTCTCGCCTGGGTTATGTCAACGCGGGCCAGGTCGACATCTCCGGGGACGGTGTGGGCGGCTGGGGTTTCCTGCGCAGCGCGAACAAGTGGATCGGCGACAACAGCTGGGGATGGATTCTTGCGCGCCACTCCGGCGGCGACACCTTCGTCGAACTGAACTGCAACGGCATGGGGCTGCAGATGCAGAACGCCACCGGCCGGTTCCGGTTGTGGGGGCCGGGCTTCAACCTGCAGAACGAAGGGCTGACGATCAATCAACTGGATGTGATCGATACGTTGAATCTGCGTGGTCAGGCCGTGACGGTGCCTTCTTTCGCGTCGTCCGCGTCGAACACGGTCTCGGTCAATCACTTCATACCTGGCAGCGTGCCGTTGGAGACTTTCATCCAGGGCTCTGTCTTCGTGATGCAGACGGCCTATGTCTCTCTGTACGTCGACGGTGCGCTGCGATGGCTGGGAGCCGGCATTGCCGGGACCACCGTGACCGGTGGTATCCAGGTGTCTCTGAACCCTGGCTGGCACTCGATCAGTCTCATTACTCCCGCGCAGGTCGGCACCGCCGGCTCTTCCATCTACGCGCTCTCCACGCGCCGCTGAACCATGCCTCACTTCACTGTCTACAACACCCGCACCGGCGAGATCCGCTGCACCGGAACGCAAGCCACCGTCGAGTGGTGCCATGCTCAGGCGGGGCCCGGAGAGTCCGTCTATCTGGGGCCGGCAGAACCGGGTTCATACATCCGTAACGGCTCTCCCGAGCTGCTGCCTGAGCGACCGAGCGAGCGTCATGTCTTCGACTGGTCGTCGCATGCCTGGCGCGATCCGCGCACGCCGGATGACCGGAGGGCTCAGCTCAAGGCCGACCTCGCCGAGCAACGCTGGAGCGCGGAGACCGGCGGCCTGGCGCTGCCGGGCGGGCTACGCGTGCGAACGGGCCGCGAAGACCGCGCGGCGCTTGCCCAGATGCTGGTCGAGATGGACGCCGGAGCGATCGACAGCATCGACTTCAAGGCTGTCGATGGCTTCGTCACGCTCACGCGCGAAGAGGTGCAAGCCATCTCGCGCGCCATCGCCGATCACGTGCAGGCCTGCTTTTCCGCCGAGCGCGCAGCCCATGTCTTCATCGACGGGCTCGACGCCTCAGACATCCCGGCCAGCTGCAACCTGGCCGACTTCATGGGCGAACAGCCCGCCGACAACCTCTCGCTTGCATAACCAACCAACCCGAACCAGGAGCTTCGAATGGCATATTCATCCGCATCCGCCAACGCTTTCATCAAGCTGATCCTTCTCGGCACGCCCATCGCCGGGCTGGCCGACAACGCCTCCGCGAACCCGTCGACGGATCTCTACATCAGTCTTCTCACCGCCGCTCCCGGTGCCGGCGCCAACCAGAGCACCAACGAGCTGGTGTACCCGGGGTATGCACGGATCGCCGTGCCGCGCAGCCCGGCGGGCTGGTCGGTGATCGGGAACGAGGCATTCCTGGTGAATGCGCTCGAGTTCCTGGAAGTGGCCGGCACGGCCGTGGGCACGGCCACGCACCTGGGCATCGGCACCGCGGCTGCGGGCAATGGCCTGCTGCTGCTGCACGGTGCTCTGACGCCGGTGATCCCGATCCAGGCCGGCGTGGTTCCGCGCCTGAAGACCTCGACCAAGGTCGCGTTCCTCACGGTCTGAACGGCACAGCGCGATGGCACACAAGACAGCAGACCGCATTCTGGAGGCCAGCACCACCGTAGGGCTGGGCTCCTTCGCGCTGGAGGGCGCCGTCGATGCATATCGACCGTTCTCCGCAGCTGGCATGGCAGAGGGAGACACCTGCCACTACATGATCAACGCGGTCGACTCGGTCGGCCGCCCAACCGGCCTGTTCGAACTGGGCCGGGCCACGATGACCGGCGGCGCGCTCGCGCGCACCCTGGTCATTGCATCGAGCAACGACGGCGCGAAGGTCGACTTTCCGGAAGGGCCGAAGCAGATCGGGCTGACCATTCTCTCGGCTTCCACCGAGCAGTTGAAGGCCGACTGGCAGGAGGCGCTGGGCCTCGACCAGACGGGCATGGTCTGCTACTTCGCGCAGGCGACGCCGCCCGCGGGCTACCTGAAGCGCAACGGGGCGGCGGTTTCGCGTACGACTTATGCGCGGCTCTTCGCGAAGATCGGTACGACTTATGGGACGGGGGATGGTTCGACCACCTTTAATCTGCCCGATGGGCGGGGGGTGTTCGATCGAGGGCTGGACGATGGACGGGGGTTCGATCCTGATCGAACGCTTGGTTCCTATCAGGAAAGTGCCAATCTGGCACACGCACACCCCGTCGCCGACCCAGGTCATGCTCATGCGATTACCGATCCTGGCCATGCGCATGGCGTTGCAGATCCAGGGCACTCGCATAGTGCATGGACGGACGTGCAAGGCCACCATGCCCACAACTATGTCGCGCCTCAAGTTGCGGGTGTCGGGTCTTTCGGTGCAGGCACGATCGCGCGTCTGGTTGACGGCGATGTGACCAAGGGCACCGATGGCGCTGGCAATCACGCCCACAACATAGGTATCGGAGGGTCCGGGACGGGAATCGGCATTTACGGGGCCGCTACCAGCATCGTCGTTAGAGCCAGTTCTTCTGGCATTACGTTGAACAACAGCGGTGGAGCAGAAGCACGCCCGCGCAACTGCGCCTACCTCGCATGCATCAAGTACTGACCATGAAAACAAAGACCGTCTATTCATTCGGCCCCGACCGCGTCTACATCGGCCCCATCGTGCTCGACGAGAGCGACCTCTCGCCCGCCGACGAAGGCGAGGTGTGGCTTGTTCCTGGCAATTGCCTGATCGCGGAGCCGCCGCCTCCCGTCGAAGGCAAGCGCTATTTCGCTGCCGCCAACGGCATGTGGATCGCCGAGGACATTCCCGTACCGGAGCCAGTTCCCGAACCATCGGCGCGGCCGGAGCCAGAAGTGCCCGGCATCGAGCAACCGGCGACGCCCGAACCGCACGAGCCGACTCTCGAAGAACGTGCCGCAGCCTTGCGCGACGGGGTGCAGAAGCATCTCGACAGCACAGCGGCCGCTTACGGCTTCGACGACATCAGGACCGCGGTCACCTACGCTGAGGAGCCGGCCGTCCCGCGCTTCCAGGCGCAAGGCCGTGCCTTCCGCGCATGGCGCTCGCTGGTGTGGGACTTCTGCTATTCGCTGCAGGACAAGGTCACGGCAGGCCAGGCCGAGGAGCCGACGCTGGAGCAGCTGCTGCCGATGCTGCCCGTGTGCGACTTCCTTGCGTTCGAACCGGCGGCCGGGTCGCCATCGGAGTAG